AATTAACTAAAAAATTAGAAACAAAATACTCAATAACTTTTTCCTTACTAGTATACTTTGTTGATATCTTTTCAAAAAAATATCTATCAGGTCTTTTTGAATAAGTTTTTTCTGAAACCTTTACATTACCTTGATACTTAAAATAATCATATGTTTTTCTACTAAAATGAGTTTTCAATGCAACATAAGTAGAATAAACTTCAAATGCATTCATGGTTAAATTGGTAAAACACCTCTAGTAGTCTTTTTAATGTAGTTCAATCGAGTTGCTTCTGCTTTGATCTTTTCTTTCAATGATGGAGCAATCAACTTTACAATTGACTCAACTTCAATGTCCTTTGTCTCACAAAAATCACAAATCGCATCAATGTAATTGATAGATTTGTTACTATCTTTGACCATAGTCTCGATAGTCATTGAAAATTTATTTTTGTCCATAAAACTATCGTCAATTAATTCATTAATGTTTTTATTTTTTTTGATGGGCATCCTTATACTCTGCAATGTAATCTCTTAGCAGAGGCACATAATCATTAGGATTCTCAACAAAGACTTGCGTGTTAGCAGTGTTACATGTAATTAATGTTACAATTTGCTTCACCTCGATCCCAGATCGTTCTTCATACATCTTGGCGTATCCAGTTTCCTGAACAAAATAAGATTCAATCCATTCTTTTTTCTTTTCTTTCAAGGAAGTTTTGAAATCAATAATAGATAGAACTCCATCAAATTCTGCAATGCAATCTACTCTTCCTGCAATACCAAATTCGTGACTATAAAGTGGTGCCTCTTGAAAATGAATGTTATCAATGCGTTTATACATTGCTTTCGCTTGTTTAAACAACATCAATGGTAGAAACTCATCCTCATATTTAGTAAGATCTAACTCGTTATTGAGATAATCTTCTACTATACTATGTAGTACAGTTCCAGAGGAGGTCGCTCTACGAGTAACGCGATTTGCTTCCTCTTCACCAACCCTCTTTCTCCATTCAGCAATAGATTTTCGCTTTCGATAAGAGCATATTGTAGAAATTGATGGATATGACTTATCCCCAATGAAGTACTCTCTTTTACCATTTGATGCAGTAGTTGCATTAATGTTTTCTAAGAGTACTCCAGTATCAACATGATTAAACATAAAAATTAAAGTTCAGGTTTCAGTTTTAATTTACTAATTAGATAAGAACGAACAAGACCACTTCTAACTATATCATCCACATCAAATTCAACACTTGTAAATTCTTCCATAACTTCTATAATCTCTTGGAAGTTAAGGATGCCATTCCTTTCATTAGATTTTATAAGATCAGTTTGACGAACATCTCCAGCAAAAATAATCTTACAATCTTTACCAACACGAGTAATGATCGAATCTAATTCATGGAAATTCATATTTTGACATTCATCAACAATAATAATTGCATTGTTTAGTGTAGTGCCACGTAAGAATGAAGTGCTCCAAAATGAAATAGTTTCTTGTGCTCTGAGATTATCATACAACATATCGTATGAAGGATCATCAGGCATTTTAAACATATGCTCTACCATATTCTTGTATGGAATTTGATAAAGAGCTGATTTATCATCATGATCTCCTGGTAAGAAACCACATTCTCTGGTGGGAACAAGAGAACGAACCATGTATAACTTGTCGTAATTACTTGTTCCAGAAAGAATTTCTCGTAACGCTAGGTACATTGCGATAAAAGTTTTACCAGTCCCAGCACATCCATAAAGAAATAAATTCTTCCCCTCATCATATGCATCAAATACTAAAGATTGATTATCTGTTATGGGTTCAATCTCTCTTAGATGATTAACGTTGATTGGTTTTTTACGTCTCATTGTCTTTGGAGTGCTATTAACAAAATCGAACTGTGTTTCTTTTTTCTTTCTTGCCATAAAGTTAATGAGTATTAATGTCTGAATGGATGTTTGCTTTTTTAATTGACTTTAGTACGTCTCTGAACCCATCCGGAACTGGATTTTTGATACCCGCAGTAGATACAACACCAGGAAATGAATCATGATACTGTTCTAATTTTGGGTTATCATCTTTATATTTATCGAGATCGTTAATACTCATGTAGATTTCACTTATCTCGCCAGTTTCTTTATCTCTAAACTGATACGTCGGCATCGCCTTCCCCTTCCTTTACTTTATTGAATCCAAACGGACCTTCTTTCTGCTCTTGGACCATTGCTTTTGCAACACCACCAATAACTTCCATACATTTAATAATGTCCTCTGTTTTAGCACCTTCACCAAGTTCTTTGGCAACATACCAATACTTTGGCCAGAATGTTTCTCCTGCCTTTTCGTAATCTTCAAGTGTTAGAATTTTCATTTGTTCATTTTCCTCCAGTTTCATAGTTTAGTTTGTCATCTTCTGCCTTTAGTTTTTCCATATCACCACCGTGATACTTCCATCCAAGTGCTTCAGCAACTATTGGAAATTCACCGGCAAACAAACACTGACATTCCTTTGCAATATCCATATGTTCTTTTTGAGTTCCATTAGCAGACCGCAATTGGATGTAATGAATCCAGGAACGAACTGAACCAGTCATGTATAACTTGGTAGGTGTTGCCAGTGGTAGTATAAAACGAGCACATTCTTTTGCAATCCCATGATCAAGCATTGTCTGATAAAGATCCATAGCAGAAATAAAGTGTCGCTGAATTTGAATCTCAAATTCTTGTTTAGTAAATTCGTCAATATCATCAATAGAATTTTGACGATTCTTTTTATCCTGACGACGTAGATCAAACATAGGAATAGTTGATGCTAACATAGAACTATCAGCATATCGTTGTGAGAACTCCTGGAAAGTAAATGAACGATGTCTGAGGATCTGTGCTGCAAGTCCCCTGGTAGTCTCGATCTCAAGCGTCATGAATGCCTGCTCAAAGACGCTCCAGTGGTTGTGTTTAATACAATAGGATAAAAGACCTGCAACCTTTGGATTCTCTTGATTAGAGGGGTTGCTGACCCTTGCCACATACCCCATATGTTGCTCAGCATTTGGAGTAACACTAATAACTTTAACTTGCATAATACGCTTGATAATATTTTACAATGCCAGATGAACTGACGTGACCTTGAGATACCCAATCATGGCAGCAATTCACAATGCTCTCCATGCTGTGCTGTGGTTCTCCATTTTCTTTTGTCAAACCACCAAATTTATTAAGGAGAATGGTATACACCGTTTGGCGTAATTCCATACGCTCTTCATTGTAGCGCCAATCTTCGTTCATTTTTTCTTCTTAGGTTTGTTACCCCAAAGTTTCGGATTAACCTTACCATACCATTTTTCAATTGTCAAGATCTTTCCACCCAAAGGTTTTAAAAGATCATAATACGCATCAAA